CTAACAACTGGAAAGCCTTATGGCGGAAGTGGTAGACGCATCAGGTAATTATCCTGACGCTGATAATAGTGGCTGTTGTATGGCTGGAATATTCAGCATTGTAGGTTCGAGTCCTACTAAGGCTACAAATAACCTAACCAAAGGAGAATTGTAATGAGCGCAGATAATGGTATCTATATTGCAAAGTTTCCTGATGGGTTTAGAGTAGCTCATGCAATGGCAATTGAAAATATAGATTATTATCCTAAAGGTTCTCAAGAAAGAAAAGATACATTAAATCGGTATTTTGGAGCTTCTAAAGTATTTCAGACAAAAGAAGAGGCTATTCTAGAAGGACATAGAATGGAAGAAGAAATTATGAATAGCGATTATCCTATTCTTGAATATGGAGTTTCATATATTGGAGAATATGAGGCATGGATTAAAACTCTTGATGCTCTTGATATTCGTAACTTGATTCAAAATCTCATTGGTGAAGAAGATAAAAATGAAGAAATTAATGAAATAATGAGAAAAATTGAAGACTATGTTCAAAAGAGGATAAACAGTGAGCCAAGATAATGTTTATTATTCTGTTAATGGTCGTGATATGAAGATTAAACGAATCAAAGGTGATAAAATCTTTGGTATTTGGTTAGATAATCATGAAGAAATGGAATGTTTAATATCACAGCTTGAACCTTATATTGATGATGTTTCTAATGAAGAGTTTAAGCATTTTGTTTCTGAAGCGATCAAAAGGAAATATGTACTTGGAACTTAATCGAGTTTGAATAGATAAAATTGGTTGTGTACTGTATATCACAATTTGAGAGTAAATTCAAGGTAAGTTGAAGGTAATTGTGGCAAAACATTGCTAAATTGTTGATGTATGTATAATAAGTATGAAAATTCTAGATTTATAGAATAGTTGTTGCATCTTGGTCCAAGAATATATAAGAAATATTTACAGATTGTGAAACAACATTTTTCTAATTTGGAGATACAATGACAAGCAAAGAGATTCAAGAGTGTATAGATAAGAAGACTTTGGTGGATAGATTGAATAGTAAAGAAATAAGAAAATATGAAAGACGATTACTTAGGAGAAAGATTAATCGTCTTGAACCAATTAAAAAGAAGAAGAAAGTTGCTGAACAACTTGACTCGTAATGTAGAATTTACTACATTATTCAAAAATTCAGTGAATAAAAAAAGAGGGAACAATGAATGAATCTATAATGAGACAAGCGGACTTTAATAAAGAAATGGATAATGTGGCAGTTGGAAAATGTACAATGTGTTCAAAGAATATAGATTGGTCACAGTTTAGAAATGCAATATCAAAGAAAGAATTTCGCATTTCAGGATTGTGTCAAGAATGTCAAGATGATGTATTTGGAAGAGATTAAATTAAAGGAGCTAATATGTATGAAATAGAAAGATTTTTACCTTGTAAAGAAGCTATTGAATTTCGTAGTAAATTTGATAGCTTTGAAGAAGCTTGGCAAGCGTGTCCAAGAGGAGATTGGATGCTGTGGCTTGCTCTACGACTTTATGTTGACAAAAGATTATCAACCTTAGTAAAAGGAAGATGCGCAGAAACTATTATTCATCTGATGAAAGATGAACGAAGTAAGAATGCAGTTAAAGCAGCTATACTCTACGGAGAGGGAAAAGTAACAGATGAAGAATTAAGGTATGCTGCTTATGCTGCTGCTGATGCTGCTGATGCTGCTGCTTATGTTGCTTCTGCTGCTGCTTATGCTGCTAATGCTGCTTCTGCTGCTGCTAATGCTGCTTCTGCTGCTTCTGCTGCTGATGCTGCTGCTGCTGCTGCTGCTTATACTGCTGCTTATGCTACTTCTACTGCTGATGCTTCTTCTGCTGCTGCTTATGCTACTGCTTATGCTGCTGCTTCTGCTGCTGCTGATGCTGCTAGAAAAGAAAATCAAATGGAGACAGCCAATATTTGTAGAGAATTATTAACAGATGCAGTAATGGAGCAAATTTTCAAAAGAAAGATAATTTCAAAAGAAAGATAAATTTCAAAAGAAAGATAATTTAATAGAATGTAATTAATGGAAAAGATAGATAGTCATAATAGAAGGTATCGAGGCAAATGGGTTGTAGATACTTGTAGATGCGGAAATAAGATGTTAATTCCATTAGGTTCACAAGGAAAATATAGGTGTAATGAACCAAAGATCATGTAGATATATGGCTAACAAGATTTGAAAAGACACTACCATTAAGATAAGGATATTTTAAAGATGAATACAGAAATTATACAAGAATTAAAAAGTATGGGGGCTTGTTCTGAAGCTGTAGTATGGGCATCACAGTTTTCTTCTCCTCAAGAAGTTTGGGATAAATGTGGAAAAAGTGCTTGGATGTTGTGGTATTTAAGAAAAAAAGGAGAAATAGAAAAGAAGATTTTTGTTCAATTAGCTATTGAGTTTGCAGAAAGAGTTTTAGATAAATTTGAAGAGAAATATTCACAAGAAAGACCAAGATTAGCAATTGAGGCAGCAAAAAAATGGGTATTAGAACAAAGTGAAGAAAATAGAATAGCAGCTGCTTATGCTGCTGCTTATGCTTCTGCTGCTGTTGATGCTGCTGATGCTGCTGATGCTGCTGCTGCTGCTACTGCTTATGCTGCTGCTTCTGCTGCTGCTTCTGCTGCTTATGCTTCTGCTGCTTATGCTGCTTATGCTGCTTATGCTGCTTCTGCTGCTGCTTATGCTACTTCTGCTGCTGAAAGAAAGATTCAATGTTCTATTATTAGAAAATACATTCCACTTCAAGATGGACTAAGAAAGCACAAGAAAGCATTAAGAAATTGAAATATAATAAGATTCGAAAGCATATTGGAAAGGATAAGATATGAAGCTAATTCTTAGTGGTAAAGATGAAGCATTAGCAATTGTAAAGAGAAACAAATGGAGTTAAAAAGTTGTCAGAGCGGGTAATTGAATTAGATGAAAAGATATCTGAAATGAAAAAGAGTGAATAATTATCGTAGGGTCTCGTATAGGTGTACAAAAAAGAAGTTCCAACCAAAAATGAAAGGTAACAAAGGATATGAGCATACCAACTTCTGAAATGATATCTTATGGAGAATAGACGATAGGATTAGATTATTGGAGAAGGCAAATGGGATAAAAGAAATAGATGAATTAGATCATTAAGATAAGAAGATTTAAGATAAGGGGATAGAAAAGAGTATTAAGAAAGAGGTCGGGATAAAAAGATAGTGAGATAAGAAGAATAATTAAGAAAGAAGGAGGTCTGGGTTGTTATTAAGAAGGTCTGGGTTGCTATTAAGAAAGAGGTCTGGGTTAGGTCTGGGTAGTGCCCCGCCATTTATATACTCACAAGGATTAAAACTCCAATATTCTATTAACAAACTTAGACATTCTATTAACAAACATAGGTATTCGAATGACTAATTATTGGAAATATGAACTCCTACCAAGAATCAAATTTGCTATAAGCAATCCTCTATTTTGGTATATGATTCTAATAATCTTTCTACTTTTATTATGGATAAGATCATAAAATTTTTTAAAGAAATAATTAGATTAAGAGGATTCACAAGATGGCAGATAATAAAGATAGGAATTCTCTATATATTCAGAGCATAACCTAGAAAAGAAATTAATCGGATGACATCGGAAGTTTAGAATATGTATCGCAGCATTCCAAAACATGGTACAAATGACGAATATAGAAACACTTATCTAAGATTACAAGTAGATAAATAGAAGTAAAGATAATACTGTGCTACAGAATTCCAATACCACGTACAAAATGACGATTACAGAAACAAGAAGAACAGATTATGAATAGATTTCTATATACTATTAAGAATCCCTTAGTTTGGTATATGATTCTTATAATTATCCTTTATCTATTATGGAAATATTAACATTCTTAAGAAAAGAAATGTATTCCGATGACATCGGAAGTTTAGAATATGTATCGCAGCATTCGTGAAGTGGTGTATTTTGACGAATTACGATGCAAGAGTTATAGCAATTCCAAATCTTTCCAACAATTATTGTTAAGGACAATAACGGAGGTAACAACGATGTTGAAAATGACACATAACTGCACACATAATATAGATTAATTCAAGATAAATGACGGTGGTAATAGCAAATATAGATATTATGGTTAGTTAATCATATTATAGTATATAAAGAGACTCCGAGTCTTTCGGAACATATTTGCATCTAAATATAGAATTTAGTATATTGATATGGTTAAACTAATTGAAGACACAATGAATAAAGCGGATAACATTAAGGGCTAAAGGACTGCGAGCCTGAGAAACCCCTCGAAGCTCCCGCTATTGCAGTAGCGTCGGTCAACAGGAGAATAGAGAATCCCGTATGGTCGGGGCTAGACCCAAGTAGATTAGACCATACGGGATAAGATTTTATAGAAGTATATTCGGATGATATTGGATGTTTACTTGACTCTATTTATAGCATTTTGTATATTGGTATAGTCAAACAACCAGTTGAGGTACTGAGTAAAATAAAGAATTTGTAGCATTGAAAATCAATAATTAAGAGAGGGCACAATGAAAAGATTAGGTTGTGATGGTGCAAGACTACCAGCAGTATTAAACACCTGTATTACTCAACCGGGTGTAATAGATAAAGAAATAGATACTTGGTTGTATATTCTTGAAGAGGAAGTAGTATTACAGAATTGGTATATTCTTAATTCAAAGAATGAAGCAGTTTGTATTCAATAATTAAGGAGGGCATCACAATGAAAAAGTCGAAAGTCAACGAAACTGATAAATGTTATCTTGTAACAGAGATAGAAACTGATATTGCTTCTTTCTGTTTTAAGACTAAGAAAGAAGGATTAAAAGCGGTAAAAATGCTAAATAAAAAGTATGGAAAGAAATATTTTCTCAATATGTTCTATTTTCATACAGTTGAAGATGTTAAATCGTGGATAGACTATTGACAATGACAGAAGTTGAAACGATATTGATTATTGGTTTCTATTTATATTGAAGATAATGGAAGGAAGGATGGAGTGAAGATATTGGAGGTGTAGTAAAAGAGATTGTGGTCGTAATAAGATAATCATCGTGCCCTCGATGAAGCTCTAAGTCAAACTCCTGTTGTGGTGAGATGCAGGTAATGACTTAGAGCTCTTTTCTTATGGTGGCAATCGGATGACATCGGAGTAACTATTGACTCGTTATTTAGAATTTTGTATATTAGTATAGTCAAACAAACTGAGGGCACAATGAAAGTACAATGCTTTGTTATTCGTAAGATTGGTACAAAACAGTATTTTGACGGTTTTGGTAGTTTTGAAATTACTGATAATCGTCATCACCCGATGATTTATGAAACGAAAGAAAAGGCGGTTGAAGTTGTAAATTCGTACGATTTGAAAGATGTTGAAGTTGAACAAATTTTAGTCAATTTTACGGATTTATAGTTGTTAAAATAAAATAATCGGAAAGTATAATGAATGTAGAACAAGTAATTCAATTCTGTATAGATACTGGCTGGTCGTTAAAAGAATTGAGAGAAGATATTCTTAATAGAACTGAAACAGAATATGAACGGAAAAGAGAAGATAGTAGAGTTTATGATGCAGAAACATTGTCTTCAATTCGTAAACTTAGTTTGCTTCAAGATAAAACCCATCTAGATTTCCATAGAGGTATCCGATGTTTTCCGAGTTGTAGATTAGATAGAAATAGATACTTGGATTAGATAGATACTTGGATGAGATAGAAATAGATACTTGGATGTTTCCGAGTTGTGGATGTATATGGATAAGATAACAGGGGTAGCAGGATAAGATACTCAGGCAGGATAAGATACTCAGGCAGGATAAGATAATGGAGTAGAATAAAAGTAAAGGGGCAGATGTGACATTTTTGTCATGTTTCAAATTTGCAACGTGACAAAAATGTCATTTGAATTTTTGTGAAAAGTCGAAAAATAATTTTGCGAAAAGTCGAAAGTCAACGTTGCGAAAAGTTAGTAAAGAAAAGACTTGACAGTGTTGTGACGTTTAACTATCTTAACCTTGCGACGTAGTGAGCGATGAGCCTGAAAACGTTGCAAGTTCTTTGAAATAGGCAAGTGACACATTGCAAAAAGTTTGAATTGACATGCAATGTTCTGATTGCAGACTTGTCAAATGTACTTTCACAAAGTACGAAAATGGTTTTTGATGTGTTTCATTCAACGTGCAAACAGCACGTTGAAAAAACAAACATAGTGAGGGTAACATGAACAGCAAAGAGAGAAAAGCAGAAAGAAAACGTCTCGCGACGTTAGAAGCGGCGAAGTTAACAGAGCAAACAACGTCAGAGCAAACAGTGTCAGAACCCTCGGACGTTGAATTGAAAGCAATTGAAACAAAGGACAATGTTGTCAAGCTCAAAGAAACTTTGCTTGCAGTCGTGTCAACGTTTACACTTGCGTTGACTGCGGGAAAAGATGTTCTTTTGCACCTTGTTCCGACGGTCAACGTTGACAAGCTGGAAAGCTGGACGTTGTGGGTTGCATCGTTCAAAGAACTATTTGTGACTTACCTTGCTTCTCTTGTTCCGCCAGAACGTTTAACGGGAGAAAGGGTAGCAATCAGTGGCGAACGTTGGAAACCGTTTTTCGACTTTTGCACGTTGATGGGAATAGGTTACAATGGAACACAAGGGAGCAAGTCGATGTTTCCAAAGACAGGGACAACGTTAATCCCTTACAATGTAGCAGCGACGTTCTACACTTGGCTACTCAAAAACCGTGTCAGCCAAGTTCAGACTGTCGTAGGTGCGTTTCGTCTTTCATACGATAATGCAACGTTTTTCCTAACACCTATTGGAAAGACATTTGACAGTCTTGGGGAGTACAAGACAACGTTGCGAATCCCTGAGAAGGTAACGGAAGTAACGTTGCCTGAGAAAGAAGGTGCATGATGAAAGTACTGACAACATTAAGGAAAAAACCATATAACGTAACTTTAATAACGTTCACCAAAGAAACCTTAAAGGGTTATGAGTACAAAGCCCTTGTAACCTTGCATGGTTCTTTTTGTTCGATTACTGGTAGTAAATTCAATCAACTTGAAACGTCGGTTGAAAATTTGATAAGTATCAAGTAAAGTAATCAAAATGGGGTAGGATTTCCCCTACCCCATAACGTTTATTTTTGGGAGGAGTAATGAAAAAGCTAATCGAAAGAAAAACGTTAGGGATTGGGAATGAAGCTAATAACGTTGAAATAAGTTTAACAGAAGTTGACAACGTTTACATTCTTGATATTGCTTTGAGTTTATCTTATTCACCCATTGAATCTTTCTTAGTTAGCAAAGTGGTTGAATCTTTGCTAACGTTATGGGGGGAAATAAGAGCACGTGAACAAGTGGACGAAGCACAAAACGTTTATATATGGCATTGTCCCTTTGATAGTGAATGTTGTATTAAGAAGTTAGACGATATTTTAAGGTTAATTTACCAACGATATTAGCAAATTAACTTCGCAACGTTCAACGGGTTAACGTGAAAACGTTAACCCGTTTTCTTTTTGCCTACCATGAAAATTTCCTACGTTCAAACATAATAATTTTTCAACGTTTAAACGTAAGTTTTTGTCACGTAATTTATTAAACATAAAAAATTTCGCTTTCCTACAATCTGTCTCCACAATCCCGATAGAAATAATATGCTTGACTTCTATACAATTTTTATAGAAAATAAATGTTTGACTTCTTATAATAAAGAACCTCACAAGATTTACTTTGTGAGGTTCTTTGCAATAACTTCTCTACATCGGTCACTACACGTATATCAGGCAATCATCAAAAGGTTAGCATCTCCACACGAGTACTTTCTATATATGGATTCATTACCACCAAATCCAGTTAATTACAGTCGTAATATAATACAAAATAGTTGTAGAGTCAAGAATAAAAATAAAGTGGATATAATAAATAAATTATATCCACCTCTGGAAGAACGCGTGATTGCTAATATTAACACTGTAGAGTCAAGAGTTGACATCTACTGGATATAGTTGTATATTAACTTTTAAGAAATCTTTAAAAATCAAAGGTGACAACTGTTCTTTTAGAGTATATGAGACAGAAAGATATGTATAAGACAAAAAGTTAATGCCATAAAAGAAGCAGATTTCAGAAATACTTAAAGGTCATAACGACCCAGCCAGTATCACCCCAATATTATAGGAGAGCTTATGGAATCAAGATATAAAATAGGAGATAATGTAGAAATTAATGTAACTCCAGAACAATTAAAGAATTGTAAAGTATCTGCTATAAAATTCACAGAAGATAAAGTCCGTTACGACCTTATTATTGGAGATACAACTGTAAATAATATAGATAGCGCCTTTATTAAAGAAATTCCTGTTATAGAAGAAATTATAAACCCTTTTATACCTTTCAACGAAATACCAGAAAACTTAGAAGAATCAACCCTTAATATTATTAAAAATAGTAGATTCATAATCGCATTAGGAGAAATACCATTTCGCTGGACTATAAAAGCAAGAACATATTCCGTACCATTAATAGAACCAGCAAGAAAAGTAATTATAGAAGCTTGTCTATGGAACGAAACTATACCATACTCTCCTTATGGATATTTAACAATATGTATCGCACAAAGTATTAATAATGATTGGAATGAAGCTTTAATACAATTAGAAGAAATATTAAGTCATCCAGAAGATTCAAGATTTGTTGGAATTATAAATTCATTTAAAAGAGCTTTTAATTCATGAAGAGCTTATGTATAATAGATTTAGAGACTGTAGATTTTAAAGATTTAAGAATACTTGAGATAGCCGCTGTACGAACAACAGAAGAACTTAATATTATAGAAGAAATAGAAGTAAGGACAAATATAGTATGGCCAATTGACCATATAAGCGGTGTTAATATTCCAATAGGAAAATATACAATTGAAGAAACTAAAGAAATATTAAAGAATTTTATAAATAAAGAAGACCTTATTGCGGGATTTAATATAGCTTTTGAAGAAAAAGTATTAAGATGGACATTTATTAATAAATTTGATCTGATGTACTATATGAAACGAAAATATAATCTTCTTAAATATAGTTTAGATATTTGTGCTTCAATAAGCAATATAAAACCTATTGAACAACATAGAGCTCTTGGAGATTGTCTAACAATACTACAAATAATGAAAAAAGAATGTCTTGTCCAAAGTTAAAATTAAGAAAAATACTTGCTCCAGAAGGAAAAGAATACAAATTTAGTATCTGTACTATTGAAGAATGGAGAAGTGTTGATGGAAAATCTTGGACAGAGACAATGAATATAGCTAAAAAAAAGTTATTCCTATGATATATTGGGAACTTATAGAGGATTTTGATAGTGCTTGTAAAATTATAACTTATATGACTTTTGAAGAATATAACTATATTCTTCATAAAGATAAATGGAGAGTAAGATTACAGTTCAAAAGAAATTTAGAAGAAATAGAAAAGATAGAATTATTAAAAGATGCTTGTAGACACTACTGTGAGCTAAAAAAGTTAGATTCAGTATATCATGCGAATCACGGTACTGCTAGAAATTTTGATGTTAAAATATTAAGATTTGGAGACAATAAAGAATATGTTGAGTTCTATTATATTGATGAAAAGAAAGGAAAGAAAAGAGTTTGCGGTTATCCTATTAAAGGTAAGCCTTACGGTTATAGATGTTTAAGAAGAGCAGGTTATGGTACTTTACATTATCAATATGGACATTGTATGGAACATGAAGCATTAATAAAACCTAACGAACGACAAGCTCTGTGGGTAAATTTAAGACTTATTCATAGAGCTGTACCTTCGTTAATAGATTTATTAGATAGAGCCAAGAAAATAGAAGAACTTGCTATAAAAGATATGTCAGCTGATTTAACATATCTTGAAATTTCTCGTCAAGCTATTATGATGAAGATTGAAGCTCAAGGTGGAATTCCTGCAAGAGAACACACTACAGATTTAACAATCATTACAGAAACAATAGCTAAAGTTAAAGCTTTGAAAGTTAAGACTGAAGCTATGAACTGGATACCTCCAGAACAAGTATCCGCACTTATATTACAAGTTCTTGATGCAATTACAAAGAATGAAACTGATGAAGTTCGTAAAAGAATTGCTGCAAGAGCAAAAGACCTCAGTTCCATTATTGTTCCACGTATGGATAATAGAGAGCCAGAACCTTATGAGAGAGATGAAGAAACTCGTAGAGCTTTAGAAATAGCTGAAAATCATATAGATGATGGAGATTTTACAGATATATCAGAAGTACAAGGATACAAAATTCCAAAACCAATAACATTAAAATCTTTAAAGCCAGTACCTAATTATAAGAAAAATCATAGATTCTTAAAAGTTAAAGATGAGAAAGAAAGCTGATACTTTTGAAGATAATTTAAGAGCTATGTTTAAAAATCAAGATATAGATAATACTATAACATTAGCACAAAATGCTAATGGCAAAATGCTACTCTCTTTCAGTGTTAGTGATAGTATATGTAGTGAGATTATTTATCTAATCTCTAATGATAGAGTAATACAAATTATATAGAGGAAAATCCTCTATAATATTATCCTTATAATATAAGGAGGTGAGATATGGAAAAATATAATTATACTCTTAAAGTTTATAAAGATCGAAAAGGCGAATGGCGTTTTCAACTTCGTCATAAAAATGGAGAGATTGTAATGACATCAGAAGAAGGAAAGAAATCTCGAAAGCAAATGCTTTTATCTCTTCGTAGAGCAGCAAGAGCGATATTCTTTCAAGAAGTTAATCGTGAAAATTAAATAGAGGGCTCTTATTTAGGGAATTGTCTCCGAACTACCCCTTGGCTTAGGGGACAAGCAACTTATTTAAGAGCCAAAATATAAAATGAATGTTAGTTCTAAAATACTTCATCAGATTAATAAATGGGGTCATTCAACTCTTCAGAATGAACGACAAGGTGCTTTACGCGAATGGACACCAGAAGTTTGTGCTGAATTGAAAGATATTTTTGATAATGATCTTGAATATCTTTTATATGATCCTTATTTTCTAAATTTAAAGAGACCAAGTCCACATTCTATTGAAGAAAATGTTTTATATGATGTTCATAAAGAAGATATATTAGCAATTTATGAAGAAAATAAGAAGCGACCTATTAATCTCGTTATATTAGTAGAAGGTATAGGTTCAGGAAAAACTACTTTATATTCTGTAATGACTTGGCTTGAATGGATTAGATTAATAACTAAATACAATCCTCATAAATATTATGGAATTATGCACGATGAAATTATTGCTTTTATAGCAATGAATCGTTCAGAAGTTCAGGCTAAAAGAGTAACTCTTCAAAAAGTCTTTCCAAAATTTCAGACACAATTTAATATTGAGTATTTTCCACCCTCTAAACGAAGAGGACAAGAAATTTGGATACCAAGGAATAATACATTAATATTTGCTGGTACAAGTAGTTCAGCATCAGCTCTTGGATATAATATCTGTGGTGGGGGTGTCGATGAGGCAAATTTCCTAGAATATGTTGAAGGTAGTAAGAGAAATAAAAGTGTAACAGAAGTTTATGATGCTGCTAAAGAAATGCACGATGCTATGAATGGTAGAATGAAATCAAGATTTATCAATCCTATTACTGGAAAACTTGATGCTATGTTATTTATGATTTCTTCATCAAGATATCCTGATGATTTTTTAGAACAAAAAGCTCGTGAGCATTTTAGACTTGGTGAAAATTCACATATATTTGTAAGAAGAAGAACTCTTTGGGAAGCAAAGCCAAAATGGTATTTTTCAGGTATTAAAGTTCCTTTTGATTTAAAGACAAAGAAAATAATGGTAGATGAAAATACTATAGCTGGATTAAAAATTGAAGCCGAAACAATAATGACTCAAAGACAAAAGGAAAGAGTTCAATATCAATTAAAGCAAACTCAAGAAGAATCATTACAAGTGGAGGTATAAATGCCAAAATGGAAAGTTCCAGATGTTAAGAATTCAAAAGAAGCCCGCGCTTTAATTTGGGGAGGGTTTGGATGGTTTTTTGTTAATAAACCTTTAGTTATATGGCCTATTTTTTTATTAATTTTAGGTACAAATGGAACAGCTTGGTATAAAGCAGCTTTTAATGATACGGTTACTCTTAAACCAGTAGGAATGATTGAACAATCTACAATTATTCCACAAGTTTTTGCTGGAGAACAAAAAGCAATTCCCGATACTAATTGGATATGTTGGAAAATTAAGGGGCGTTATGCTATTTATGCAGAATTTAAACCTACAGCAGCTAAATTTGAATTAGAGCTTCCATCTCTTGAAAAGATAGAGTATTATAGGAGAATAAAATAATGCCTGCAGAATTTACAAAATGTGTAAGCGATTTAAAAGCTCAAGGAAAAAGTGAAGATTCTGCTTATGCTATTTGTGTAAGCAGTTATATGAAGAAACATGGAAAATCTCCTTTTGCTAAAGAGGATGATATTAATATTCTTCCTATTAGTGAGAGCCAAAAGAGCAAATTTAGAATTATTTTAGAAGCTGAAAAAGGTGGAAAAAAAGTTAAAATCTTATTAGAAGAAGTAACTGGAAGTATAATTAAGACTACATGATAAATCTAAAGTTAAAAGATTCTTCTCAGGTAGATTTCTTTAATTATGAAAAACCTGATGAAGGTATTTTATATATCCCAATTGAATTAATAAATGAATTTATTACTAATCCATTAGGTTCGCTTAGGGATTTTGCTTGTATTCCTACAAATGCTATTTCTCCTTTCTTTACGGATACAGATAAATTAGATTTAGCTATAAACGATCATTATAATCCATTTGATTCTATAACAAGGTCTTTTGATGATAAATTTAGATGTGAAGATGAATTCTTCAGATATATGCACATTGATTTAGCTTATGCTAAAGATGGTATTGGGATTTCAATGTGTCATATTCCTTATTTTGTTACCTTGAAAAGAACTATTGAAGATAAAGAAAAGAAAATTTTTGAAGAAATAGAAATGGCTTTGCCTTATATTAAATTCGATTTTAATGGAAGAATTTTAGCAGAAGGTAAGAGTGAGATATTAATTTCAACTGTTCAAGATTTAATACTTGAATTAGCTTATCAAAGAAATTTTTATATACATCTTATAACTTTTGATAGATTTGAGTCAATGCAGACATTACAAACTCTTAGAGAAAAGGGATTTAATGTAGCTCATTTATCCATTGATAGAACAGCTTTTAAGATTATTGTAGATTATGAAAGAGATGATAATATAAGAAAAGATTCAACAGAAAAGCAATATAATGCTGCACTCGAAGCAACTAGATATGCTATTTCAGAAGAGAGAATATGGGTATGTGAGCATGAAGACTGGTATCAAGAAACGAGAGGTTTGGAATATTTAGCAGATAAAAATAAGGTTGTAAAATCTCCACATTCTTCAGATGATGAAATTCAATCTATAGCAGGTTCGTTATTTAATGCTGTAAATAATGAGCTTGCAGAATCAAAAGAAGTTCAAGAATTACCAAAAGATATACAAGATAATAAATATGAAGATAGAGATTATAAAAGACAATACGATTATTCACAAGAAATTCCAGCTGAAATTAGGCATTCAAATTATAATGTGGGGATATTATGATTCCGCTTACATTAAAACCAACAAATGGAAAGGTAACTTTAAAAGAAGTTACTAAAAACCATCCAGAAATATTAAATGAAATTGAGAATTTAATTAGTAGCTCAGTAGCAGAAGAAGGTATGGCTATTAAAGAATCTCTTCTTTCTAATTTTCCTGAATTAATAGGAAATATACGTTCTACAGATAATCACTATAAGCTATATGAGAGTTTATCAACTCCTCAAAAAGTTAAATTAGATACCTCATATATTTATGGATATTCAAAAGAAGAACAAAAAGATGGAAAACTTGAAAGAATATTAATAAAAGAATCTATATTTGAAGATATTGCTAATTTATCTCAAAATACAGATTTAAAGTTGTTGTATGAAGGATTTCTTGGTGGAGATCCTTTTAATTCTCCATCAAATACTCAGACTGGAGTTCCTTTAAAGAAAAGGCAATCAGAAGCTGAATTAAGATTAATACAACTTATTGTAAATTCTAGATATAATGCTGATCCTTTTGTTGGAAATGCTATAGATAATATGTCAAGATATATTATCGGCAGTGGATTAAGAGTAAGCGTTCAGAATGAAGAAGTAGATAATGTGATTGAAAATTTTTTAAGACAAACAGATTTAGCAGGATTATTTTCAGATTTTATTAAAACAACTTATAAAGATGGGGAAGCCGGATATTTAATAAAATCTAAAGTTACAAAAGGAAAGAAACCAAGAGTAGATTGGAGTATTCATAAAGTCTTCAGTGAAGAAATTAGAGGATTTGAAACTCATAGAGAAAATCCGGGTAAGAAATACGCTTATTGGAGAGAAGTAATAATAAATGGTCAGAATAAGTTTAAATTAGAAAATAAGTGGTATGCTGATATAGAATATTGGTATCAGTTTAATACTCGCAATACATTAATAGCTTTTGATGGAGCTAAAAGTGATAAAGCTGATTTAACTAAAGATGCTGTTATAGCTTGGTTTTCACATGGAGATAAAAGAGAATGTCGTGGTAGAGTTCCATTAGAACGGTGTTTAAGAGATTTTAGATTAGAAGAAGATTTTAGGATTAATCGTGCTATATTGAATTATGAGAGAAGTAAGGTTTTATATATTCATTCTGTTAAACAGCAGGTAAATAGGACAAAAGCTACTACAGAAGTGAGAAAATCAGCTTCACCAAAGGGTGGTGTAGAATTAAAGATTGGCCCTGGAGAAGATTATAAAATGACAACAGCAAATTTACAAGCTGCAGATGCTGATGTTGATGGATTATTATTTCTTTATGCAGCCGGTTCAGGAATTAGTATGCCAATTTATATTCTTGGAATGAGAGCTGACCAACAAAATTATTCTGCTATAAAAAATACAGATTCTCCTTTTAATCAGATGATATTAGAAGTTGCTAACGATTTTATAGTTTATCTAAGAAAGATTTTTAAATGGGTTATTGCAAGAAATATTGATGCTGGAATATTACAAGATACGGTTACAATTAAGAGAGTAGCAAAAGAAAAAGAACAGAAATTATTTAATTCTTTTGCTAGAGTATTAGGAGAATTGCAAGATGGAAAGAAAATATCAATAGATATTAAAGAAAAATTAGATGCGGAATTAACAGCAGCTTTAGAAGATATAGATATTCCAACAATGGAATTAGTTATAGATGTGGTAATTGCTGATGCCGTTAAACCAAATCCATTAGAAATGGCTAAGACAGCATTTATTGAACGGAAGATTAGTATGGTTTCAAGTCAAACTTTATCTGAGAAGAGAGGATATAAATGGCCTCAAGAAGTTATGAGAATGTTAAACGAGATTACATTAGGGTTGTGGTCTTTACAAACAGGTAAAGGTCAACAAGATAGCGCAAGTTCGGGAACTGGCTTAGATAGTGGAAAAAGTGTAGATTCTGGGGATGGTGCTGTTAATCAAAATGCTAAACCTTAAATTATTTTGTAGACTTAGATATATTGATAATCTTGATTGAGACTTTAAAGATAAAAATAAATTTGACAAATTAGATTATAATTATTACATTTAGAAATAGAGTAGAAGGAGTATGGATTATGTCTACAACAAAGAAGTTATGTGTAGATTTTGAAAAATATGTAAAAGAAGGTAAGAAACCTTATATACTCCGTGAAGAATTAGGTTCAATGTCTAATCTTATGGTTACACAACAAGGAAAGATTAAGGAGATTGATGAAAAGCTTCTTCCAATCTTTCCTGCTAAAGTTTTAGAAATGTTAAGTCAACCTAATGTAGCAGTTATTAAAATTATTCAGCAAGGTTGGTCTCATAATAAAAATTATTATGATATTTTACAATTAAAAGAACTTGTAGGAATAATTGAAAAGCAAGGTTCTCTTCAATTTAAGAATCATTTAGAAGAAGGAACAAAGATTGATAGAGATCCTAATGAACTCGTTTCTTATGCAAAAGAAGTTTGGTATGATGATAAGACAAAAGCTGTTTATGCTGCTGTAAAGTTTCCAAAAGATAAGCCAGATACAGGATGGATTTTTAGTGTTATTCAAGAAGATCCTGAAATAATTGGAGTATCTATAGCAGCAGCAGTTTATGTTACAGAAGATTTTACTAAAGATGGTATTATAGGAGATAAGATTGATGGGTGGGCTTATTTTGATTCTGCAGATTATGTATTGTTTGCTAGTGCTGGAGGAGAAGGAATAATTGCAAGTGATATTAAAGAGAAGATTAATAGAATAAAAGAGGCACATAACATACCTGATATTAAACTTAAGAAATCTACTAAAGAAGAGATTCAAGCGAAAATTGATAAGATAGAATTTTTACTAGAATCAATTAAATCTTTTCAATCTTACTATTTTGATAGTAAAGCTTATCAAGAAATTTCAACAGTTACTAATGCTTTAGCAAATTATCTATATAGTTGTTGGTATGCTTTAACTAATCCAGAATATGATGTAAAACAGCAAATGAAATTAATTGAAGATGCTTTTTCAAAGGCGTCAGATATTATAACTAATTTAGAAGTCTTTAAAAATCCAAATTTAATTAATCAAATGGATGGCGGAATTTATAAAGAAGCTAAAAAGCCTATGATGAAAGGTGGAAAAACAGTTCCTGCTATGAAGGATGGTAAGCCTATGATGGATGATACAGATCATCCAATGATTATGAGTATGGATGGAAAACCAATGAAAAATCCAAAATATTCAAAAACAAAAGAAGGAGTAAAAATAATGAAATTATCTGAGTTTAAAACGCAAGATCCAGAAGCGTATGCTGAGCTTCAGAAGGAGGCTGTATTACTTGCTGCTGATGAAATAAATGTAGATATAAAGAAAGAGCTTGATAGTATCAAGCCTAAAGTAGAAGAATTAACAATTGCTAATAAAGATCTTCAAAAGAAGATTGATACTTTTGAAGCAGAAAAAACTTTACAAATTCATAAAGTAGCTGTAGATGAAGCTCTTATAGAAGCAAAACTTGACGCAAAAGCAGTTACAGAAAGGTTTAAGAGAGATTTGTATACAGCAAAAGATATGGCTGAAGTAAAAGAAATGATTGAAGATAGAAAGAAAGTTGTAGAAGGCATTATGTCAGGAACAACAACACATCAAGAGCCACCCGCAACACCAAAGAAGAAAGAAGAAGTAGATAAAATTCTTGAGCAAATAGTAGAAGAAGTTCATAGAAATTAAAAGATAAATCATTAAAGCATAAATAATAAGGAGATTCAATAAATGGGACAGGTCGTAAATGGCATTGAAGTCATTCAGCGTTCCAAAGATAATAACGATTATGTAGTTGTTCCTGCTACTGCAACGGATGTTTGGGCACAAGATACACCGTTGTATTGGGATACATCTGCAAATGTTGTTAAAGCCTTTGTTCCTGCTGATTCGACTACCGGTGGCTTGCTTCAAGCTGCTCTTATCGGTCTTGCGCAAGCTGGAAAGAAAACTGGTGAAGATAAAGCTGTAGTTTGTAAGAAATGTACTATTCTTGCAGATTCAACTGGACAATATCTTGGTGCAAGAATGGTTGTATTGTATAATGCGACAACTTTGAAG